GTTGAGTGCCTGAGTCCAGATGCGTTTGAATTCCTCCAGATCGATACCGATCAGATCAAAAAGCAGCTGCATCGACTGGTCAAAAGTTTCGAGGATCTCATCCCATGCCGCCTGCCATTCGCCTGTTAGCACCAGGGTAATTATCTTGAAGATGCTGGTAAGCCCGAGCAGCAATAGTCCCGCCGTGGCTATGACGGTTTTCACCATGAGCTTCATTAGCTCGATGATGATGCTATCGTTCTCGTCCCAAAGTTCAGAGAGCCCTGTCAGGCCCTCGCCTATATTGTCGAAGGATTGCAGCAGTGCGGGCGTGAAACTTTCTTCGGCGAAGTCGGCGATGTCCTGCATGGCAGCTTTTATTTCGGGTGTACTTTCCCAAAAGGCAGTCACGAGATCGCCCAGGCCGGTCGTGATCGGCTCCAGTGCAGTCGCGACGTTTCCGGCGATCACCGGCAGATCCTCTTCGAACCACGTCCCTACTTTCTCGAAGGCGGGTATCAGATTTTCCTCGATGAATATCGGGAGCTTCACACCGAACTCCTCGATGAAGGGCTTGACGAATTCGATGGCGTCCGCCAGGTAGGGCAGCAGCCAATCTCCGATCGTGACCCCGACGTCCTTGATCGTGTTCTTGAGAATGAATAGCTGAGATTCCATCGTGCCGTAGCGCAGCTGTGCCTCTTTACCGAGAGCTGTATTCGTCTCGAAGGCTTCGCTCGCCATGTCCATCGAGCGCGTGATGAGATCGCCCGCGCCGGCCAGCGATAGGAAGGAACGGATGAGGCGCTGGTCCTCGAGCCCGAGCTCGGCCAGGATCCCGATCGCATCGTCGCCCGCATCCCCTAGCGATCGAACAAATAGCTGGAAGGCCTCGGCCGCGTCCCGCTCGAATACTTCGACGAATTCCTCGGTCGAGATCCCGATCGCATCGGCGAAGATCTTGAGCTTGCCGCCGCCCTCTTCCATTGCGCCTGAGAGGGCGCCTATGGCGTCTTTCTGATCCTGGATCTGCCGCGTGAGTTTATCGATCCGCAGCTCGCTCGCCGCCTTTGTGCTGGCCTTGGTGGAATCGGTGAATTCGTCCTGTTTGAGTTTGGCGATCTCGAGGGCACCCTGCATATCGATCAAGGTATTCTTGGCTGCCGTGACCTTCTCGGAGTTATCAACGAACTCGTCGCCCGTTCCGAGCACTGCCTTCTGCAGCTCGATCAGTACCTTCTGAACCGCGGTGCCGCCGGCCTCCGCTTCGACTCCGACAGATGCCATCGCGGTACCGATGCCGAGCACATCCGCCTGCGTGAGCCCTACGATCTTGCCTACGCCCGCGATGCGCGTACCGAAGGCCAGGATGTCCCGCTCGGTTGTCGCAAAGTTATTTCCGAGCTCGACGATCGTGGAGCCAATCTGCGATGTATTCTCGGCCATGTTGCCGGACTCGATCTGGAAGATATTACCGAGCCGCGCCAGATCCGATGCAGCCTCCTCGGTAGTCAGGTTCGTGGTCATGCCGAGGGCCGCGACGGTTTCAGTGAAATCGATCAGCGCTTCTTTCGGGATCCCGAGCTGGCCGGCCAGCTCGCCGATGCCGAGCAGTTCCTCGACCGCGATCGGGACTTCCTTGGCCAGATCCCGGAAGCCCTGCTTGATCTCGGCGCCGACCTCCGTCAGCTCGCCGAATTGATCGACCAGCCCATCCGTAGTTTTAGCGACGCCTGTGAATGCAGACTCGACGGAGATAGCGGCCTTGAGCGATATGGCACCGAGCCCGACGAAGGCCGCGGCCGCCCCGGCTACCGCTGCCGCGGCAACCTTTGCGAATCCGGTGATCCCGCCACCGATGCGCTTGAGCACTCCCGACGCTCTATCATCGGCCCCGATAACGAGCGTGACGTTAGCCTTGCCGGGTAGCATCAGTCGTTACGTTTCTCCTCGATCTTCTTTCGTTGGTATTCAAGGGCGTCCGCCCGCGCGATGGCGAGCTCCTGCCGTCGCAGGATCCAGCGTACAGCCTGCTTGTCTGTCACGAGTTTATAAGGGGGACGACCCCACTCCTCCGCCGCGTTCAGCACCGACACCCAGGCGGGCGCTTTAGCTAGTCCGTGTCGGAGGGCGAGTCTGAGACCGTCCCGGTCTCTTTTGGGGCGGCCTCATCTCGCAGGGATCCCTGAAGCTGTTGAGTGTAAAACTTGAGTTGGCCCAGAGTAAGCCGGGCGACTCGCGACCTGGCGCCGACCACGAGCCGCATTCTCTTCTGCTGCCGGCCCTCGACTTCGACCTCGATCGTCCGGTCCTCCTGCTCCATATAATCGCCCGTTCCATTGACGACGAAGTGCGCCAGCGTATCCCGCATGGCCTTTAGATCCCCATCTTGGGCGGCGATCAGATCTCCGAGTACCAGTTCCTCTGATCGCTCGGCGGTGACCCTCAGCTTGATTTCCGTTTGCTCACTCATGGCAGCGTAGCGAGCTCGTTGACCACGATGATCTGAGCGAAGAAGGCTGCCGTGGCGTTGTACTTCACCCGCACGACCCCTTTGATGATGTCGTTCCCATCCTGGTCGCCGATCTTCTCGAAGTTCTCCCAGCGCCCGGCCACGTCGATGATCAGGGTCTTGTAGGTGTAGTCCGTGCCGGGGGTGGTCACCGCTGATCCCTCAGTGATGATCCGGAATAGCTGCGGGGTCTCGGCCCGCCAGTTCACCTTCTCGGCGATCGCCGAGGCGTCATGCTCGAAGGTGATCGCCAGCGTTACATCCGGCGCCGATTTCATGGCGTGCGCGGAATAGAACAGGTTCCCATCTCCTACCGGGATCGGCCGGTAGCCGGTATCGACAGCGAGCTCCGCCGCCAGCAGCGTGTTCGAGATCTGCGTGCTGCCGATCGTGCCGCCGATAACGTCGATGTAGAGCTTGGCCTTGGCGAACAGGATCTCCTCGATAGCCGGGATGGCGATCGAGCCGGTGAAGGTCGAGGGTGCAACCTCTCGCCCCATCCACTGCCCGCTCATCATCCACGCGGCGAACGATTCGCCGGAGAGCTTGAAGTTCTGGACAAAACAGTAATTGAACTCCTCGGCCCCCTGATCGTCACCGCCCTCGAGCGTGAAGGTCTGGATCGAGTTCTGTGCGGTGGTTGAGAAGTCATACTGATAGATCAGGCCCGTACCGGCCCCATCTGCCGCGCCAGTCGTCACATCCTCTACTCCCGCGGCCAGTAGGTACGGCAGCTGCTCGAAGGTCGCCTCGACCGCGTCCATCTCGAGCAGTCCCTCGATCTTGGGAACGTAGCTGCGATCGATCCCGCTGGCAAAACCTACGTCTTCTTCGGGCATCACGGTTTCACGGGTATCTTCGATCGTGCCCAGGCCGCGCCAGAGAGCGGTCGCTGCGACAGGAGTGCCCGCAACCGATTCCTGGCCGAGCTGGATCCTTCTAAGCGATTTCAATCCTGGTGGCATCAGTCACCTTCCTTTTTACTTTTCACGGATCCGGGCTTTGCGTAAAGCCCGCTGTCGATGAGCTTCGTTTCGCCGCCGTGCTCCTTGACCTCCGCGGCACTGAGGTCGCGGCCAGGGATGCCCGGCAGCGCACCGCCGAACCCCCCACCCGTCCAGATAAGTGCTGGTTTCTTGCTCATGTTGTGTATTCGCCTCCTGCTAGATCGGTCCGTTCATTGACCGCCATCCGTATTCGTTGGAAGATGAAAAATGGGCCGTTGTCGTCGTCGTCATAAACCTCGCTCGGATCGGATCCCGCTTCCACTCCTACAAGCACTATTCCGGCCGTGCTATTCAGGCTCGGATAGAGCTCCAGATGATCGAGAAGAGCGTCCCGGGTAGCCACGAAATTGATCCAGGTTGTTTCGTCATCGAGATACTTCCGAAACAGATCGACGAGCACACTCCAATGTCGCACACTTTTATATGCACCCGCCTCGCCCGGCTCATCCTTGGTGAAAGATCCCGGCGTCAATACCGCCAGATCGTCGTCGCCCGAATCCAGGATCAGGTAATTCCCTCGGCTGACGTCCGCGTCGTCGAACTCGGACATAGCCTGGATCAGTGTCTGTACTGCCACCTCTACGGTCGCGTAGGTCACGTCAGCCTCAGCTTGCGGGCCTTCAGCGTGATGTGCTTTGCTACCTCCCGCGGTAGCTTGGCCCCCTCGGCATCCACAACGCCCCTAAACAGTTTCCAGCGGCCCTTGTGCATCCATGCCTGTTTTTCTCCTGTAGCACTTCCTACGACGTA